TATCCATTAATCTTCCACCATCAACTGTTTCAGCTCTTACAAAACCATCTTTTTCTACTACTCTTGCCCATTCTTTTAACATTGGAACTATTTCATGTCTACCAAAATGTTCTATTAAATTTCTAGAAGCTACTCCTTTTAATTCCCCATCTTTAAAAGGTAGTTTTCTAACATCTGATACTACATCAACACATGGTAATTTTCTGATATCTACATTAATCGCACCTTCCATCGGAAACTCACCACAACCTAACCACGCTATATCTTTCATGATAATACTTTATTGATTATATTATTCCAAATTTTAGCTATATTTTTTGCTTCATATTTCATAGCATATCGTCTAGCTTTTTTAATATCAGATTTACTATTAATTTGTTTTATCTGATTTCCTTCAGTTATAATATACTTTTTTCCTAAGCCTGCTTCTTCCATAGCTTTTACGTAATCTGGCATAGCTGAAGTGTATGTTGGAAGTCCAATTGCCCAATTCTTAAGTAGTTTGTGCATTCCTTTAACCTCTTCAAAACGTCTTTTTGGTAAAAAATGTACACCTATATCACATTCTGCTAAATATTTATCAACCATAGCTAAACTCCAAGGTCTAGATTGCGCTTCTTTGGTATAATAACTACCCCAATCAGAAGAAGTTATCAATCTTAAATTCATATCTTTAGGAATTTCAACTTCATTCATGTATTGAGAATTGTTTCCATAACCAGTCCAACCAATAATACCATTATTTTCATACTTCTCTTTTTTTGTTCCGTCCCAATCTAAAGAATCAGGAACAACGAAAGCTCTAGATATCTCTTTTTTCTTTTCTTCAGTATCAACAGTTACTAAGTCAGCTCTTTCAACCATTTCAGCATATTTCTGATCTTTATAATATCTATCATCTATATCATAAATAACTTTTGCTCCTTGTTTTTTAGCTTTTTTTAATTCATCTATAACTGGTGTCTTTTGAATAATCAAAACGTCTCCTTTATGATAATTCTCTGGTATTCCAACAACAGAATTTTCAATAAAAGGTTGAATGTTCCAAACTCTAAGTCTAGAAGAAGCAGTATCTTGATTACCTATCGGCATAAAATAAACTTTTGGTGTAAAAGGTATCATTTTATTTATGATTAATAATTTTAAAATAACCACTCTTATGAACACTACCTTCCATTTGCTTAACTTCTTCTAAAGGAAATGCAACTGGGAATGACATTTGGTCTCTTTTACTAAATCTACAGTATTCTGCCCACCATTTTTCATTTAAATCGTTAATTCTAGTTGTATGACGTCTAATAATAACACCACATTCGCATAAACCAGCGTGTTCTTTAATTCCTCTCTTAGAATATGCTTTTAATTGTTCTGTTAATGCTGGAACTGTCTCTTTTTTCAAACCAGCAATCGCAACTGCTTCATCATAAATACTATCTCGTCCAATATGCCGGAAAACAGCAATATCTTTCTCGCCTAACACTTCTTTTATTAGTTTTTCAGGCGGATATCTCAATTCTATATTACCATCTATATAAATAGAGTATTCTGTATCTAAAAACAGGTGAGGCATGATCTTCTGGATCCTAGAGTTCCTAGCTCCATCTTTAAATTTGTCATAAGGTTTTTTAGTGTCCCATATTTCAGATTTTTGATCAGTAAATGCAACTTGATTGGCTCCTTTTATCTTTCTTGTACTTAATTTATCATATTTTCCAGTAATTGCGGTATAAACTGTTATATTTTTAGGTGTCAGTTCTTCAAAAAGTTCTTCATACTTAGGTAATTGCTGTTTAATGTCCCATTTTTCTCTAATCACAGTATTTGCATTATTTCCAATAACTTTTCTTAAAGTTTTACTTTCAATTAGTTTAGATAGATATTCTACCCAGTCTTTTTGAGTTTTTGCTAAAAAACCGGTAACCCCATGCTCAACAGAGTCAGAATAAGGTCTAACATCTGATAAAACCATAGGAGTCCCTAACATTCCATGTTCTAACCACTTAATATTACTCTTAGAGCGATTAAAAGCTGTATCTTTGATAGGAGCTATTGCAATATCTAAATCTAAATCTTTTAAAAACTTAGGATATTCTTCATAACCCTTTGTTCCCTTGAAACTGAACTCTCTTTTGTTTTTTTGATCAGTTATACACATTCCAGCATGATAAAAATCAACATTATCATACTTTTTTTGAATAATAGCTATTGCTTTTTGAACAACTTTTCTATCAGCTAAATGTGAGGCAGAACCAATCCAACCTAGTCTAATACGTCCGTCTGTTCTTACATCGCTAGTCAGAGAATCCCAAATACTAATATCGATAGCATTTGGGATTACTGTTACCTTTTTATTGTACTTTTGAACAACCTTCTTTAAAGGTTCAGTCGATACAATTATGTGATCTGCTTGTTCTATTTGAACTCTAGACATTTCCTCATGTTCCTTATGATAATCATATTGAGGATGATTCTTATCAACAGTAAATGGATCATCGTCTAGATCTAATACTAGTTTTGCTCCAGTAAATTTAGCGTTAGTTTGGACTAAAATCATAGCTTCTACATTTCCCATTTGTTTCATAACCCAGATGTCTCCTCTTTCTTTCATCTTCAGAGCATCATCTCCTTTTCCAATACGGAATTCACCTCTTTCAACGTCTGCTCCTATTTTTTCTAAAGGGTTAATTATACGATACCAACCGATACCGCCAAACTTGCCGTCACAACTAGGTCTTGCCCAGTCATTAGTCCACGCTAAAATTTTCATAGAGTCTTTTTATTAATTAAACCATTTTTTCTTTCAATTGTTTGTCAAAAATACGTTCTAATATCCAATCTTCTTCCATAAAATCAGTTCTTTTAACATTCATATTCCAAGCTAAAGCTTTAGTTTCGCAATCATAATAGTCAGGGTGTACTAAACCAGCCATATCCTTGTAACCAGGTATCGGATGATTATACATTATTTTGGGAATTGTCATTAAATGCTTATTCTGGAATTGAACTGATCTAATTTCAGGTCTAAAGGCAATTTTTTGAATTTTAAAGCCGTATTTCTTAATTACTTCTTCAAATCTTTTAGAGTTTTCCATATAAGTCGCAGTTATCAACGATTAAAACCATATCTTTTTTAGTCTCTTTAGCTTCGATGTTAATACAACCTCTAGGGTTATAGTAAACAATATCGCCTTTTTTAACTCCTAAATCAGAGTTATCTGTGGCTAAAACTAAAGCTTGACGAGAAAGATCAGTATATTCGTTTCCTTCTTTATCTTTCTTCGTAATTTTTTCTACCTTTAAAACTGTTCTGCTGCCTAAAGGGGTAATGTTTCCAATTTTTTCCTTCATTTTAATAGAGTTAATTTATTATAGATTGTTTCCTCAATCTCAAGCGGCTTCTTGAGGTTACCGCTTGAAACAATCCTATTGATGGATTATATCAACTATCCAATCATCGTTTAGTATACTAGCAACATAGGAGTCTACCTTCCATGCTAACGTAGAATACATATTAAGAGGATTAGATGTATCACCACTTCCAGATTTCTTGTGGATGATATAATCTCCACCTTGACCTGAAATATCAATCTCTGCAACAGCACCTTTACCAGCAACTAATTCATGGTAACCAGTGGTTGAAGCACCAGCACCAACAGTAGCTGCGGAATAAGCGTTATTGGTTGGAATTAAGTCAATTCCCATAAGCCTTCCTAAAACACCTTTTTTAACAAGTTCTGCATTTTTTCCGTCGTTGTAAATATTTACATTTACCCAGTTTCCAACGGTAGCGTCACCTTGCAATTGATATTGTCCTGTAGGAGATAGGATCCCTCGGTACATACCATTCTCCCAAGTAGGAGCAGCATTTTCGAAAAGAGTCTTGGCAACTTTTCTCAATTCTGTAACAGATAAAGTATCTGTTGAGTTGACATCTGTGATGTTTGATTTTGATCCTGCATATTGTGCAGTAGCACCTGCTACCATAACATCTCGTAGAATTGTGTCTAAAGATAGACCAGCGTGATATCCAAGTTCTTTTGTCTTGTTTTTCAAACCAGTATCAATAGTCGTCAATTCGAATAGAGATGAAATTTTTGTTCCGTAACCATACTCTGCAACAGTAGCTGAAACATTCTCTGAACTAAATCCAACAGCAGTTGGGTTAGTTCCTTCAGTTAAAGCAGCTGTTACAACGGAGAAGTGAACTGTTCGAGTAAATCGAATGCTCTGTCCGCCGTTTTTAGGCATAGTTTTGCTAATAGCAAGCATGTCATATTTCCTTACTAAATCCGCAGTTTCCAAAAATACAGTATCATAATGAATTTGCATTTCTGGGGACATTGTGGATATTTGGGTTAATACATCGCCCATAACATTTTTACAAGCTTAAGATAAAATTTGTGCCTGCTCTGCAGAAGACATTCCTTTTAACTGTTCAAGCGTAGGCTTTCCAGCCGGAGCTTTATTACTTACGCCAGTAGCCTGTGTCATTTTCTTTGTCTCAATCTTGTTATAAGCATCGTTTTGCCCTTGGGATCGAGCCTCGCCAAACCATTCTTTCGCAATATCTTCATAACTTTTATCTTGTTCAGAACCAAGACCTAGCTTAAAGATTTTTTCCTTAAAGGGAGCATAAGCTTTACCTTCATCGGAAGCAAGAAACTTATCTAGAACTTTCTCTTCAGCATTATAAGCAACTTCGTGTTCTTGTCTAGTGATCTTATCCTCTAGATTTTGCACTTTATCACTCATTTCTGCAGTTGGATCATTCTGATATCTTTCTTGACGATCATGTTCTTCTTGAGCCTCTATTTTGGCCTTAAATTGTTCAGGAGTAAGTCCATATTTTTTTTCTATCAAGTTTGCAACTTCAGCTTTATTACTGTTTTGCCCAATAACCTTCTGTGATTCTTGGTATGCTTGATAAATATCTTCAGGACTTTTGCCTTTAAATTTTGGGTCATCATCCCAAGGGTTTGATACTTCTCCACCTTCTTCTTCACTGGCTCCTTCGTTACTAGGAGTATCAGTCGTTTCAGGTGGTTGGGTATTAACTTCTTGAGATTGTCCCGGAGCAGCCGTAACGTCAGCAGCTTCTAAAGGGTCTACATCGTTAATATTTTCCATAATTTTTCTATTAGATTAATACTACTATAGTCTAATTATCCTTTCTATAGTGAATGCTCGACTTTTATACTTAAACACTCAGATTGGTAGAGTAACTTTCTGAGAGTTCAATTATTCAATTTCTTCATAATCATGTAATGCATTATCGCAATCTGTTTGAATTGCTTTCATTAATTTTAACAGATAGTTTAAACCTTTTGCTTTACCTTTGATAAAATATAATTCATTCATATCTTTGCAATCATAACTCTTACCTAAAAGCGATAACCTTTTCTTTATTGGATCATTGATATATTTCTGAAATAAAGGATCTTCAATCATTGCTTTAACTGTTTGCAATTCAGTTAAACCTGCTTTTACTAAATCTTTTTCTTCTGTCATTATTTTGGATTAATTGATTGACCTATAGCTTGTCCATTATCAGCACCTCTATTACCTGAGGTTAAATTACCTCCTTGTTGAGGTCCTGCATCAATCATTTGCTGATCTTCTCTTTCTTGCTTCATCTCAGCAACCCCTGGAACTAATTTATCAATTTCATCTATACCTCTCAATTCTAATATCTTTCTGGCTGTTTCAATTTTTTGTTCAGGTGGTAAAACATCTGCGAAAATATCATACCAGTCAAGCAATTGTTTTATCTGAACATCTTTATTTTTAGCAATAGTAGTTCCACCTTTTATTTTTATATTGTATTTAATATCTTCAGCACCGCTCTTTAATACATCAAATATTTGTTTTCTAAAACCTGGAGCCATTATTGTTTGTCCAGTCTCTTGATCTACTTGAGGTATTTCATCCGGGAATATTCTTAGAATATCTGCTTCAGGACTTTGCAAATTCTTTAATTCTAAAACAATTAACATTCTAGCAACATTGCTTAAAGCTTCTTTAAATCTACGTTGAATCAATTCAAAACGATTAGAAGAATTAGCATTAGCTAGTTCGTCTTGACCTAAGGTCTCATTACTAGTAGCACCCTGTAAAATATCATTTGCTCCAGAAGCTCTCTTATGTTCGTTATCTAAAAGTGCAGCGAAATTTAATGCTCCTTCTTTAACATCTTGAAAGACAACCTGCTTAAAATCCTTATCAATTGCTCCATCACCGTCTACTGTTATAAATCCACCTGGCTTAGCAACTAACTCTTTCTTCTTTATATTAGCACCTTTTCTACCATAGAACATAGGGTTGTTAGCTAAAGTCACATTCTGTTTAGTTTGATTTACGATAGAATGATATGCTTTAGCAAGTCCTAGAGTATTCTGACCAACACCGAAACCATCAAAGCGGTTAGGAATACAGTTAGGCTCATGGATCAATTTAACACAATTAATGAAGTCATAATCTGTTTTTCTATTCCTGATAGTTAGTCTCTTAGCTCCATCGACAACTGTTTGAATTCCTTCTGATGTTACTCTCTCGTATACCTCAACCGTTCCTTCAGAGGTTGCTTTAACATCCATTCCTTCATCATCTAACATAACAGAAGAATTCTCTTTATCAGAACCCGCTTGATCTTTAGTTTGAATTAACTCTCTATTCAAACCTTGAGGTCCTTCAAAATCATATATCTCATTATCTTTAATATCTTTTATTGGCAATACAGATCTGAAAATAATCGAATTTTGATTATAAATATCTGCTAAAACAGGATTATAATAAACATCTAAAACATTAGGAACACATAGTTCTGGTTCATCTATAGTAGGAACCTCGTATTCTACCTCTTCTCCTGTTTCATCTTGTTCTTTTCTAGTCTCTGTTTCAAAACGCCAATTAACTCTCATAATAGAAGTCCCGAAAGTAGTTGATTGCTTAACCCAACTTTCTAATGTCTCATAGGCTTTAGGAATTGTTTGAAGTCTGAAGTTAACTATCTTCTCTAATATAGAAGCAATAGGTTTATCTTCTACTCCAATTCCCTGTACTTCTAACTCAGGATTTCCTGAAAAAATAAAAGGAACGATATAAGATACTTCGGTCCTTAGTTTAGGTATTGAAATTGGTTCAAAATAAGGAACTTTCTTAACATCATCCATTTTGCCGATATAAGCATTATAGATGTCATTAATTTCACTCCTTTGTGTTTTATTTGTTTGCTGATAATTCTTTAATTCTGAAAATAGAACGTCAGCTATTTTCTTCCCCTTATCTTCAAGCACTTTACCAACTTTTTTCTGTTTCATCATGTTTTTTTAATTAAAAATCCTCGTAATAAGTCTCGGTGTTATCTTCCTCAACTATTATAGGTTTATTAGTGTAGAGTGCATACCTTAAAGCATCCATTAAATGATCTCCTTCTTTTACTGGTAATTCCTTAGCATTTAATCCCACTTTATTGTCAGGATAATGATAGGTTTCCAGTTCTTGAATTAACATCTTACAATTTGGGTGTATATGAATTCTATTCTGTTTAAATAACTCTCTGACGTGATCTACTCCTGCTACGATGTCTTTCGAGACTTGCCTGACGTTGATCCCTTTTTCTCTGAGGATTTTAATTCGGTCTGGTTCTGCTGGATCCGGATAGGCTTTTTGTGCTCTAAACGAGAGGGCAATTTCAGCAATTTGCTCTGAGGTCTGTTTCGTCTCGTACCACTCTTTGCTAATCCAGAAGTGGGTGTCTCCGTCGATATCGATTGGGAGGACTGTTGACGGGTTTGTATACCCAAAATCGATCCCAAGAATTGTTTCATTGATTTTGGTCGGTTTTTCTTTGCTAACATGTATATCTCGATTAAATTCTTTATAAACTAATCCTGTTCTCTTCCTCCAATCTCCCATATACTCTTGTTCGAATGTATCTGAAGGCATTGTTAGCTTCTCTCTCTCTATCTCTGAAGCTGGAATATGCGGATTATCATAACTGGTAAAGTGAAAATAAGCCCAATCTTCTGACTCGTGGTATCTCTCAGCTAAATCGTAGAAGTGGTTAAATCCTTTAGGGGTTCCAATAAATAACACTGAACCTTTTCTGTCAATTAAAGTAGGACTTAATACTTCGTTCCATGTAATTGTAAAATTTCTATACTGAGAAACCTCATCACAAACAATAAAATCATTCGCCAGGCCCCTTCCTTTCTGTCTCTCTTGCGTAGCTTCCCATCCATATAGGGTAATAATTGAATATCCGCCGTCTTGAGTTCTAATCTTTACTTCTAAACGACTCTTATTAGTATATACTGCTATTCCTTCTAATCTTTTCGATAGCATTTCCCACATAATATCTTGAGCATCATCTCTAGTAGGTGCATAATAAGCAACCCGCCGGCCTTTCTTAGAGATAGCTACCCCGATCATTTCTTCACAGGCTAGTACAGTTTTACCAAAACGACGACCGCAATTAACAACTCTAAATCTCTTTAAACATTCAGCTATTTTAACTTGGCATGGATGTAGAGTTATATTTGGATTGTCATTTTCCTGCTTTGACTCTTTTAGTTCTTGAGGCTTTAATACCATTTTTTTTAGCTATTTCGTTAGATAAAGTTATTGTTAACCGTTCTCCTTCCGGCCCCGTATGTTCAGTTAGTCTTGGAAGTATAGTTCCTGCTAACTTTGTCATAATAGCACAGTAGAGTTGATATTCGTTTTGACTCCTGCCGTCTTTAATTCTTTTCCCTGTCTTCTCATCGATAACAGTCTTACCTCTCAATATATCATATATTTCATTAAGAGCAAGTTTCCTTACTTTAGCGGCCAGTTTCCTATCTTGTAAAGGTCTACCTCCAGAGTTGCCTAAGGCGTTCTGGCTTCCTTTCGGCGCCCCTGCTTTGCCATTAGCCATCTGATTTTGTTTTTTAATGGTTACACGCTAGTTATATAATAGCATATAACGCGTTTCTTGTAAAACAAATCGTCCCCCGCCCTTCTTTAACGCGCGTGACGCGTGTTCTTTATATCATCGAAGAAAAAAGAATATAACAACACTACAACACAAAATCTAGCTTTTGTATATGAAACATTCAAATGTTCTATGTACAAATTTATTATCATAGTGTATAATATAAATATTAAGATAAATTAGTTTGATTTGAGGCCAAGCCCATAATCCTAATAACCTTAATAAATAATAAAAGAATATAATAATTAATAAAATAAATAAATGAAAGAATTAATGTTAATAGTAGTTCTGTTCGCTTTGATAATAACAGCGGGAATAATGGGAGGTAATAAAGTGGGAAATAATACTGATGGATTTGATAATTATGATTTGACTCGAAACTTATGATGGATAGGATTGAAAAGAATGAAGTGAATTGAGAAAGGTTGAGAATATTAAGTTGTCTTTATAAGTAAAAGACAAAAATACAACACAATAATACTAATTTTGCGCACTTTTAAAAAAGAATAATTGAATTAAATTGAATGTTCTATGTACAAAATTATTATTACAGTATATAATGAAAATGTTGAGTTAAATTATTGATTGCTTACGTTTACGAAGCACAAAGTTTAATTTAATAAATGAATTGAAGTTTTAAAAATTAAAATAATAAAATGAAATTAACATTAAACGAGTTGGATCAAATTAAAGAGAGAATTGATGACGAATTAAAAATAAGATGTATAAATGTTGAGACAACTTTAGAGAATAATGAAGAGATATCGAATATCAAATTAACTTCAACCGAATTTCAAACAATTCCAGTACTTCATACAAATATGTCAATTAAGTCAACTGGACAATCAAAAGAAATTGAAATTGAAGGAAAAAAAGTAAACCAAATTTGGTTTGGAGTTTATGCAAGTTACGATGGAAATGGAGTTAAATTGTTTGATATCACATTTAATGTTTGGAATGAAAATGAAGTTAGTTTAAATGTTCAAACTGTTGAAGTCAAAAATCAATTAAGAGGTTGGTAATTAAAGTTCTAAAAATTAAAGTAATAAAATGAAAAAATTCGAAAATATATTTACATTAAACCATCAAGTTGCATTCTTAGTACCGAGTACTAAAGAAGTAGACAAAAAATGCACCAAAGAAGAGTTTGAAGCAAGAACTATGGAAATTGCTGAAATGATGGCAACTTACTTCGGAGGAGCTACGATCGAGAGAGTTCAGGGATATTATAAAACCGAAAAAGGCAAGATTGTAGTTGAAAATATTAATAAAATAGTCTCAAACTGTTCAGATTTACAATTAGAAAGTGAAAGCGAAAAATTGTTAAATGTCGCTGAAATTAAAAGAAAAAAATGGAGTCAAGAAAGTATTGGAATAGTTATCGATGGGAAAATGATGTTTATTTAATAAAAATTAAAATAAAAAAATTATGCAATGGGATACAACAAAAAAATTACAAACAGATATTATGCTAAAATCTGAACCAACAACGGAAGAGATTTATTTTGAACAGCTGGGATGCTTGCCACCGCAGGCAATGGTTTCAAATGCTTTTTTAGTTGGTGAACCGTTTGATCACGACAAAGATTTAAGCGGGATATTTGGTGCTAGATATGATTTATATTTTATACATAAAAAGAAATATTATTATGGAGGGTTAGCAAGTGAGGGAGATTTTAAAACGTTTCTTATTAAAATAAACTAATTAAAGTTTAATAAACTAATTTAATAAAATGAAATTAAGAGCAACAAAATTCTACAAAAGTTTGGACGATTATAACGCCGTCGCTTACGCAGAAGGGTTCTGTGAAGGAGAAGGAGCGACAGAGCTAGAGCAACTATCAGCTTGGCAATATATTAAAGACAATGAGCTTCATAGGAGCTTACAAGGTTTTTTTGGTCGGACAGTCGAAGACCTAACTAATAGAGGATTAATTAATTAAAGTTCTAAACAATAATACAATAAAATGGGCGCAAGAAGAAATGTTAAATTGATTTATAAAGAAAATGTGATTTATTTTTACACTCATTGGGGAGCAGAAGAATTGGAAACTGATATCAAAAATGCCCTAATTAGAGGTAAAAACAGATGGGACGACGAGAGTTATCTCGCCAGAATTATCTTCTCAGAAATGATTAAGGACGAGGTGATGGGTGAAACTGGTTTTGGGATATCTCCATATGAAATAGACCCAGAATATAAGACAATCGAAATTAATTTCAATGAGAATACTGTTGATGGCATTCCTTTTAATGAGGTGGTTGAAGAAAAAGGAAGCTTAAGTTTCAATGAAAAGGAGAATATTTGCAGACAATGTGGGAGAATACATTCAAATTCTATCTGTGATGGCGGAATGAAATGAAAAGATTTTAAAGTAAAGTTCTAAAAATTAAAATAATATTATGAGTGAACGAATTAATGTTGAATTAAAATATTCAAATAATAAAAAAATCTATTTGTATTCCCATTGGGGAGGCGAACAGATAATTGAGACAATCAGAGAAGCCTTAATGAGAGGAAAAGGCCGATGGTGTGATGAGAGTTATTTAGCTCGTATCATATTCTCTGAGATGATTAAAGATGATGTTGAAAGTGAGACTGGTTTTGGAATATCTCCGTACGAAATGGATAAGAATTATGATACGATCGAAATAGACTTAGATAAAAATATGATAGATGAAATGACATTTAAGCATTTTATATTCGAAGATTAAACGAAGCAAAGAAATTTATGATAAATTCTTAATAATTAATTAAAATTTTAAACAATAAAAAAAATTATGCGTAAAAAATATTTAAAACTAACAAAAGAACAGAAAAGTAGAGGAGTTATCTTCTCAAGTGAATTAAAAGGAGGCGGTCTTTTATTAAGAATTCACGAAGTGACAAAAGATAGCAAAGATTATCAGAAAAAAATTGAAATGTTAAAAGATGACTCGTTTTTTGATGAAAGTCCATTTGAATATAATTTAATAAGGCAATAAAATGCTAGATA